GAAGATAAATCAAAGCTATCAGAAGCATTGGAATAGATCAGGCGTGATAACACCTTGTTCTGATTGAAGATATTGTGCGTAGTCCACATAGGACCAGTATCTACACCCTCTATCAACTGGCAACACTGTGACAATCTACCGATGTCCGTTACCGTAAAACCAGAGTCTAAGGTGCATGGAGCTACCCCTGTAGGGGCGGTTGTAATGACTTTTAACCCCTCATTTGTCAATTCCATNACCCGTTTCTTAAANAAATCATGGCTAAAGTCAGGTAACTGCCCAGACTGAGGAACGCTATTGACCATNAGCAGGTCAAACTCAATATCTAAAGGTTCTTTCAAAGCGGGGTAATCGAATAAGAGATCTTCCCTGCAAGCTATAGGCGAGGACAATTCCATGAGGTTAGACAGGTGNTCAAACCAATCTAAGTGAAATTGCGCCCANTGCCTTCTCAAAGGGTGGTTGTGAAAGTAGTTATCTCTACCAATCCAAGCGTTAATAGNGCCTGGTGGGATAGATAAGTCCTGCAAGAGGATGCTCACCCCTTCACATAGCGGTGAAAGCTGTTTGTGATACTGAGGTGAACAGTGGTGAACAAAGTCTAAGCTAGGTTCTTGCTGACAAACCTTTCTCAAATAGTTCAGATGAATAAGGTTATCGCCTAGATGATATTCATTGTATGTGTGTATCATGATAGTGTATGATGAGTTAAGTTATAAGGAGAATACTACATGAGTATTGAGGTTGAAAAAAATATACCCATACCCCCTGAGAAAAAGCGCAATGTGTACCCATATAAGGTCATGGAGATTGGAGAGTCATTCTTTGTGCCAGCGGGGAAGCTGCAAATTGTCTGTAATGCCAACTACAGAACAGGCAAGTTATTAGATCGTAAATTTATCGCTAGAAAAGACGGAGAGGGAGTGCGAGTATGGAGAATCCAGTAAAAGACGCAGTATCAGTCCAGCAGTACATTGAGAAGGCTGGTGACATTGCTAAAAAGCAATATATGACCAAAATATGGGCAATGACTAAGGAGGACATCTTTCATGAGCTGATGCGAGTTCACGCCAAGTCCTCAGAGCTTTTAATGATGGCTGAAGCAGAGATCCTTCATCTTAAGAAATTGCTAGAGCCAGAAGATGGTGACGCAGTCCATTGATTGGGAGAGGTTATGCCAGGAGCGTCAGATGTTCAAGACAGAAATGATGAGGGCGCTCTCTTGCAAGACCAAGAAACAAAAGATCGCATTAGCCTCAGAATGGAAAGAACGGTTTAGTCCTATGACCTATGCAAGCCTAATTGACCTTGCTAAAAACCATACTGCTAGGTTAAAGGTGGCGTACTGGGATCTTCCCAACTTTGAAATGAAGAAATTAGGTAAACACAATTGAAAACCGCAGCCGTAGTCACAGTTACCAACGGGAAGCGCCCCTGGGAGTTATCTAACTGCATTGCCAGCGTAAAAGCCCAAACCTATCCAGTAGTGCATTACATTGTTTGCGATGAAGGCTTTAATCAATATGCAGAGCTAAGAAAGCTATACCCAGAACTGAGGATCTGCTATTGGGATAACTTTGTAGGTGGCAAGGATGTAGAAGGCAGACGGCTGTACGCTGCAAGTGCTTTTCTTGTCAATGAAGATGTCACCTTCTTTTGCAATGATGATGATTGGTACAAGCCCAACCATGTAGAGTCCATCATGACAAAGATGGAGCAGGGGTATGATTGGGTGTATTGCCTACGCTCAATCCATGAGAAGGAGGGCAGATTTATCTGCGAAGATAACTGCGAAGCCCTTGGAAGCCTTCACGACTGTTGGAACGCACCAGGTCACTCCTTTGTAGATTGGTGTATGTGGGGTATGAAAACCGATTGCTTAAAGACATTAGCCATCATTCTTTCCCAACCAGGCTGGGGCGGTGATCGTAAGTTTTATCAAGCTGCTACTCAGGTGTACCCCAATTTTGCTTGGTCAGGTCAAAACACCTTTTGCTTTCGACTAGGAGGCAATGAATATTCCGTAGGTCGTGACTTCTTTGAAAAGGGCAACCAGACCATGATGGAGCGCTACGACAACAAATTACCTTGGCTAAGCAATGAGTAAATTTAACCTACAGCATTTTTACTACTTTTGTAAGCAGCTCAAAATTGAAACTAAAGAGCAAGGCTTACGCAAGATGGACAACCTCTTAGGGACTCAAACCTATGTGATGAATGAGATCGCAAAAGGCTTGGCAGAGGATGTTCATTTCTTTGTCATCTTGAAAGGAAGGCAACTTGGAATCACTACTATCTCCCTCGCACTTGACCTCTACTGGCACTTCATGCACCCAGGGCTTCAAGGAACACTCACAACAGATACGGAAGAAAATAGGGATATGTTCCGAACAACCCTTGCCATGTATATGGATGGTTTGCCCAAAGAGTTCAAAATCCCGATCCTTGCTCACAACCGAAATCAGCTTTCCCTCAAAAACCGCAGCCGTATCTTTTATCAAGTCGCTGGGCTTAGAGCAAAAGGAAGTTTGGGTCGTGGTAAGGCTATTACATACCTACATGGAACGGAAACATCATCCTGGGGTGACGAGGAAGGACTTGCATCCCTCTTAGCCTCCCTAGCGGAAACCAACCCTGATCGTCTGTACATCTTTGAATCTACTGCTCGTGGTTTTAATATGTTTCACGATATGTACACCACTGCTAAAAAGGCTCGGACACAACGGGCTATCTTTTGTGGCTGGTGGCGCAATGAGTTGTATTCCCTAGATCCTGAAGGTCAAACCTACAAAGTCTATTGGGATGGCAAGCTCACAGGCGAGGAAAAAGAATGGGTACGAGATATTAAGAAGCTGTACGGTGTAGAGATCAATTCTCGCCAGATAGCGTGGTGGCGTTGGAAGATGCTAGAAGGTATTAAGGATGATTCCTTGATGTATCAAGAGTTCCCGCCTACTGAGGACTACGCTTTTGTGATGACAGGTACATCATTCTTTTCTAATGCAAGATGTACTGATGCTATGAAGAAATTGAAAAAAGTACCCTATGAATCTTACCGATACAGTTTTGGCGTTAATTTCCAAGACACAGAAGTGCTTAAATCAACTGAGCGACTTGCTACTCTTAAAATATGGGAAGAACCTGTCGATACTGCTTATTATGTTATTGGTGCTGATCCTGCTTATGGAAGTAGCGATTGGGCTGATCGCTTTTGCATCCAGGTACTTCGTGTATATGCCGATGGTTTAGAGCAAGTAGCTTCATTTGCCACCTCTGAAATGAACACCTACCAGTTTGCGTGGGTGATCGCTCACTTAGCTGGCGCTTACAAAAACTCCACTTTGAACTTAGAGATAAATGGTCCAGGTCAGGCAGTCATCAATGAACTGCGTAACCTCAAGCGTCAGGCTGCTGCAATGGGTACAGCTTTAGGCAAAGACCTCATGGATGTGTACGGCAATATGCAAAACTACATCTGGCGCAGAAACGATACGATGGGTGGCTTGTCTAACTCTATTGGCTGGATGACTACTGCTGCTACCAAAGAGCGTATGCTCACTTACATGAAGGACTACTTTGAGCGTGGGATGCTAGACATCTACGATGTGGATACCATTGAAGAAATGAAAACCACTATTCGTGATGGCAGCTCAATTGAAGCGTCTGGTCGTAACAAAGATGACCGTGTAATCGCTACAGCTCTAGCTTGCGCTGCTTATGCCGAGCAAGTTCAACCAAGATTGATTAATCAAAAGCTCACAAGGCGAGTTTCTCGTGTACAAGATGAATTTACCCCTGAACAGCTCACTGTAGGGCGTAATGTGAGCGATTACCTTAAAAGAATAGGTGTTTATGGCAATTCCACTGGAAATCCATCCTAAAACAGAGCTAAGACGGATTATTAAGCGATTCTTGCAAGACAAGAACCGAGGAATCTCTATTCCTTTGTTTGCAGAGCTTGCTGGGTTATCCACCTCCCATATTCGGGATGTTTTCTTAAATGAAAGCGAACCCATGACTGAATATGTGCAAAGACGGGTATCAAAAGCGTATCAAGAATGGATTAAAGGTGAAGTAGCCATCATGCAGAACCGTGACACCTCATTATTTGTTCAATATCGCAAAGAAGCTAAGCCAATACTCCATAAATCAAGCAAATTGACATTGATTAACGGAGAGATTAAGATTAATATGGGTATCAAACCGAAGTATGATTATTCTGATTTAACACTTGACGAGCAATTGAAGGGGATATAACAATGGCTGTAGTAAATGATTTTCACTGTGCTAAACACGGTTATTTTGAATCGAGGACTCCTAAATGTCCCATGAAAGGATGTAATGAAGAAGTTATGGTCGTATTTTTGCAAGCTCCTAACTTGGTCAGCGCCAAAACAAGATTTACGGACAAGTCCACCAAGCAACTCGCAATGGAGTTCGGAATGTCAGACATCAAAACCACCCGTGAAGGTGAACACCAAGAAGGATTCCTCACCAAGAAAAACAAGTTCACCGAAAAAGAATACGAACAAGCCGAAAAGTACGCAACCCGTAAAAAGGGAGTTGACAAAGACAAGCTCAAGCGTCAAGTCCCAACCCCGCAAGCGGAAGCCCCAAGGGAAGCCCGCCCTGGTGATGCAGCGGTCTGGGGTGGAGGAATGAAAGGCATGAATATGCAATCTATTCTTGCTGGACAGTTTTCAAAACCTGTTGGACCATTGCTGGGTAAAGAACCTGAAGCTACGGGCTTGACACCATCTCAGGCTGGTATAAACTCAGGACCTAGAGTTGATCCATCTTCAACATTACGAGATCCTGAAAACTTACAGATTAAAAAATGAGAATACCTAGCGCACCCGAAGCAAGAGAAGATTTTTATTTAGACATCATTGCTAAGTGCCTAGTATCAAGGGATGCCCGAAGGGGGGATTACACCACCCAACGGGCATACTATTTGTTTGGCGCAGGTCCTGAAGAACCACCAGCGTACTTCAATAAGATCAACCCGCACTTAGATCAGCTTACGAGCTTCCTCTACAGTTCAGAAACAACTAGATTCTCTCTACAACTCGGTGCTTCTGTCCATGACATGGAGCAACGCAAAACACCACGATTGACCCAAGCACTCAATGATGAGTGGCTTAACTCCAACGCAGATCAAGTATTCTCGACTGCCTTGACTTGGGCATTGGTTTATAACACCACCTTTGTAAAGCTGGTTTATAACAACGGCATTAATCCTTACCTGATTGAGCCTGACTCTATAGGCATTTTGCGTGAGGACACCCCTTATACAGACAGGCAAGAAGCCATTGTACAAACTTACTACATGACAAAGTCGGAGCTATATGCCCGTCTGTATTCCCATCCAAAGCGTGATGACATCGTAAAAAGAATCACCACTGGAACAAGAGTTCAAGAATCTGAAATACCTGATGCAGTAAACCGCATTGTGATGAGTCAAACTAATCCGACCATCTACGGCAATATCAATCTGGATCTGTACGGTGTAAACCGTTACAAAGCACAAGTGGCTGAAGATACAGTGGAGATGACTGAGTTATGGATATGGAATGATGACACCTCTGACTATCAAGTGGTTACAAGCGCAGCACCTGGAATCATTATTTATGATCGCCCAGGCGCATCCTTGTTCCTTAAAGGCGAGTGTCCATTTGTTCAGATCTGCCCTAACCCATTGCCTACCTATTTTTGGGGTGCATCGGAAGTTCAAAAGCTCATGCAACTTCAAACCCTTCTTAATGTACGGTGGGTAGAGATTTTGGACTTGTTATCCAAGCAAGTAAGCCCTCCAACAGCGTTGACAGGCTTTTCTGGCATTTTGGATGAGAAAAACTTTGCATTAAACCGTGCTGGCGGTCTTTTAAGCTCAGATATGCCTAATGCTAAAGCTGAACGCTTAGCACCACAGATGCCACCTGATCTTTTTGAGGTTATCCACGAAATTTCAGCAATGTTTGAAGAAGTATCTGGTATTGGTAATGTCTTGCAAGGTAAAGGTGAATCAGGCGTTCGTTCTGCTGGTCATGCAAGTCAATTGGCTCGTCTTGGATCATCTAGAGCTAAAAAACGGGCTTTAATTGTTGAAGATAGCTTGGAAAAGGTAGCAACGCTCTATCTCAAGCTCATGCAAGCCTATGACCCAACGCATTTTAAAGATACTGAAGGTGTGCCGTTCATTGCAGAACAATTTACCAATGATTATGTTGTGAAAGTGGATGCTCACTCTAATAGCCCGATCTTTACTGAAGATACTAAGCAATTAGCGTTTAATTTATATAAAGCTGGAGCAATTGATAAAGAAGCGTTGCTTGACATGGTTGAAGCTCCTGGTAAACAATTGCTTATAGAGAAATTAAAAAAGCGTGAAAAGCAAGCTGCTGCTCAAGGCGAAGGTCAAGAGAAGCCACCTGGAAGCGCTCCCAAAGAGAAACAACATAAAAAGGAAGGCTAATGGCACAATCAATCGCACCAAAAGCAGACCAACCTAAAGTTTCTACCGAGTCACTAAAAAGAGGTGATAAAGGTCCAGGTTTGGAGTATCGTACTCAAAGCAGTCCAAGTTTTAACCGTAGCCCGAAAGTTCGGAATATGGGCAGGTCTATCAGGGGATAAACTTAACTAGGAGATTTTGAAATGCGTAAAGCTCACAAAAAATCACGCAAGTCTAAGCGTTAATTGGTTTTCCTTCACGGGAGAAAAGGGTGTGGCTGCCTTCCCTTTGAAATAGGTGACCGCTTCTTTAAGGAGTCATTAACATGGCACGCAAAGCTCGCAAAGGTCGTAAAGCTCGCAAATAATTGAACGAGGGCTAAAACCCTCTAACAATTATTTCGGACAGACCGAATAAGTCCTACGGGGAGGAGGAAACTAAATAAACCTCCCCACTTGACAATTGTTGTATTAAGATTACGATACGAGAAACTTAATAGGAAAAGTTATGGGCGTACCTTCAGACCAATTGATGCAAATGATTAAGAGCCAACGGGATGGTGCTACACCTGGTGGAACTCCTCCAGCTCCTGAAGCGCCTGTAGGAATGTCTGAAAATACTGCTGCTCCAATGGGATCTCCAATGAGTACCCCAGAACCTAAAATGGGAAATCGTGAAGCCTCGATGATTAATCTCTCGATGGCTCAAGATTTATTAGAGCAAGCCTTACCTGCTGTAGGATCTGATTCCGATGAAGGCAGACAAATTCTTGCTGCGATCAATACGATTAATCGTGTGATTGGTCCTAAAAAATCCAAAACAAATGAATTGCAACCTACTGAAATTATGCAGATGTTGCAAACATTACCTCAAGCTGGTGGAGCAACGGCTGAAGGAAAAGCAATGGCACAAGCTCCGAAAATCCCTGGTATGTCACCTGGCGGTATGCCTCCTCCACCTGCGCCTTCTGGTGCTGGCGGTGGTATGCCACCTCCTCCTGGCGGTGGTTTGCCTGGTGGTATGCCTTCTGCAACTCCACAATAAGGAATTATCATGGAATTATTTAAACCTCGTGGCGCTGCGCTTCCACGCAGACCTACTGACAACAATCAGAAAAACGGTCAAGTTATCAACACTCCACGCTTCTCTGAGTTTGGTGGCTTAACTGGTCCTACTAAGGGCGGTTACAAGAACGGTATGACAATGTCCCATCCTGGTGACACAAAGAAAGTTATCTAATAAATAAGGGGATATGAAATGAGTTTAGAAGATCTTTCGTTTGAACAGCGTGATGAGTTGGCAATGTTGGCTAAGCAATTAGCTGATAACCCAAACACACGCAAAGAATTTTTACGCATGACAAAACAGGTTAAGCCTGAAATGTCCATTCCTGAGCTTGAGATTGAGGATTACACCAATAAAAAGGTGACCGCTGCTGAAGAACGGGTAATGAAATTAGAAGCTAATTTGCGTGAAAGAGATGCCAGAGATGAACTCGAAAAACGCAGAGCAAAGTTAGGTCGTTCTGCTGAAGAAATTGCTGAGATTGAAAAAGTAATGCTTGAAAAAGGCATGACTAATCATGAAACAGCAGCCGAGTATTTTGACTGGATGAAACAAGCGGCAGCTCCAACGCCTAATTCGGCAATGGGGTATAACCCAAGCGCACTAAGTAAATTCGACCTAAATAAATATTGGAAGAATCCACAAATGGGCGCAAGGGATGAAGCACAAAAAGCATTGCAAGAGTTGCGTAAAAACACTCGACCAATTGGTATTTAAACAGCAGTAAATGGGGATATTTACTTTTAACGGAGAATTATTATGCCTATAGGTGGCGGAATAGTCCCAGCGTCAGGATCAAGTCAATACAATGAGTTAACTTATGTAACTCGTAGAGCGTTTATCCCCAAGCTGGTAGTACAACTTTATAACAGTACACCATTGATGGCTGCTTTGATTGCCAATAGTCAATCAGCTTCAGGCGGTGTGTCCCAAGTAACCGTGCCAGTTCAAGGCGCTCAGTTCGTTAATGCACAGTGGTCTGACTACTCTGGTTCTTTTAACCAGCCAGCAGTTCAGCAAGGTGCGTTTAATGCTGAGTTCAACTTGAAATTGATGATTGCCCCAGTACCGTTCCTCGGTATGGAAGGTGCAGTTCAGCAAGATTACGCAATCATTCCTCTCATTGAAGCTCGTATGAACGATGCAACCAATGTGATGATGGA